TCATCCCCCTCCCCCTCCGGACCATCTGCCTCACGCAAGATGTCCTGCTCCATCTCGTTGTCTATCTTTTCATAATAAGCCTCACTTCCAATCAACGGTTCCGGTTTTGTGGACCTATGAAGGTAATGCATACACTCACGCCACCCATAAAGCAGCGCGTCGGTCAAGTGATTGTCCAGGTCATCCCTCTCGATGTACCTTCCCTTTTCCTTCTCCTCCAGGTTCCATTCCAACAAACTCAACTCATCACGCAGCGCCTCTGTAGAAACCGTGTCCTCAACCAATAAACGCCCATTCTCAAAATCACTATTGATCAGTTGGATATGGTCCAGTTTCTTAGACTTCTCTGCAGGCCAGACATTCAACTCATATCTCTTGTTCAATTCCTCAACAATCATCTTTCCCAATCCTCCACTGTCTGCGACGATCCTCACCGCATCGTATCGGTCATTCAACTGGTGGATTTTCCGCGCAATATCTTCTGTCGTATAGCCCGAACTCTTTTCCGTATGGACCACATAAACGTCTGGAGATCCCTCACAAAACCCCAATACCACAAACGCGGTCGCGTCGACAAACCCCAGATCCACCCCGATAACGTAATTCTCAATGAAGCCATCAAAGACCGGCTCGGTGTCGTTTCGTTCTGGTCGGTAGGCGTAGACAAGTGTTTCTTCGTCATGAATCCATTCTCCTAAATATTCCCTTCTATACACTGGTGTGTCATCACTCCATCCATTCTCAACCTTCCTCTGCTCCAGCCACTCCTTCGCCTTCGGAAGATGAGGGTTCTCCAACATGGTCCAATGAAACTTCTCCCAGGCACGCTCCTCATGATCGATGTCAAATGCATATCCTGATGCACTTGCACTCGGTGTAAAAAACGCACATATCTGACCGTCATAGTCCATCGTTGCCGGTTCCAATATATCTGCAACCAAAGTCCGACAGACACTCGTCCGCATACTCTGAACCTCGTCAATCACCACTGCACCATACTTGGGTCCACGCAGCTTCTGGATCTCTTCCAAATCCGTTGCGCCTGCCAGAATGATCTGACTCCCATTCGACAAGGTTGCTGTTAAATCATTTGCACGAAACTCCAAATTAAACCCAAACTCCATGTCCATCTGATGCAGCGTCGTCCACAAGATCCTTCTCGCATTCTTCATCGACAACGTCACATATGGCACCAGACTCCCTGGAAACTTTACTGCTGCATCCAGCAAAATGGCTGCTGCTAAATGAGTCTTGCCTGCTCTCCTTGAACATCGTGCCAACTTCTTGCGTCTCGGATTTTCAAAAAAAACTAATTGCCTATCAAATAAACTATTTCTTAGAAGCTCCGCTGACTGTTCCAGCCTTTTTGACTCCGCTTCCTTTGCCCTCTTTCTTGCTACCAGACCCTGAAGCAGCGTCCTTTGCTGGGGCGTCAGATCCAGATCGTGAAGCCTTTCTCTCCGCGTCCCTCGCTTCTTGTCTTTTATGTCTGGCCTCTTCTTCTGCTTCAACTTTGATTCGCTCATTCTCCTTGCTCCACTCAAGTTCTGCTTCCATTGAAAGAAAAGACGCTATATTCGTGCTAGGTACACTCACCTCTACAATCCGACCATTCAACCGCTCAGGCATTCCCCTCACTACCAAAACCGACCCATCATACTCCAGGTCCAACTCATGGTTGTGATCCTTCCAGGTCAATCCCTCAACCGTGTTGTAATGCGGTATGTTTACCGGCTTTAAAAATTGAACTCGTCCTAACTTCATATCACCTCCAACTCCGATAAGGATTCCATGTGAATATATTTTTTTTAAAAAAATTCAACGCAGGCGTCCGCCAACTGACCTCACACTCTGCAGGCAATCCGCTCTCACGCAGCAACCTCTTCCCCATTCCCATCTTCCGAAAATTGAACTTTACAAAAATAAAATGTAAACAGGCCGGCAACCCATTATTCACCATCTCCGTACAGATCCACCCTATGATGTGATCCTCATCTTCTGGGTCCGCTAATACCAAGACTTGGGAGGACGTCAGGATTTTTTGGAGGAAGTTGCGATTTTGTGAGAGAAGGAGGCCGTGGGGGGGCTTCAGGCGGATGGGGGGTCGTCCGACGTCGGTGGCAAAGATGGGGTACTGCAGGCCAGATCGTAGCCAACTATCGATGATCATTGCTGTGTCGGATTCACGTTGATTCCGTAGCACCGCTTGATTGCTAATAGATCGGTCTGTACTGTTTTCTGTAACAATTTCAGTGGCTTGTGCTTCCATGCTTCGCCAATGTTCACAGATTGTTCACGATCATTCGACGATTTGATGATCAACCGAGTCAATCGGCGTCGCTTCCAGGGCGCGTGCCAGTGTAGGATCTGATTTAACTTCATCGAGGAGCTGCGAGTCGCTCATCTTGGAGACAACCGACACGTTGTGCGCTTGAACATCCGCCCAATTTTCCGAATCTCGATTCTTCAAGTAGAAGATTTGAGCAGGAACGGAACCTTTGCAAGCACTCTCAAACAGAGCATTTGTAATGGTTCCAATGCCTTTTGCCCTGCCTATTTTTATGGCTTTACTAAATTCACTAAAGGCACGTTTCTTCTCAATCAGAGTCTTCTGAACTATCCCCAAACATGCACTAATCTGTGCCTGAGTGAGTCCTTTTGCAGCCAAATCCTCGGTTTTCTGTAGTATTTCGGGTGTTATTTCAAACCTTGGTCTTCCCATAAAGCCTGTGTGTTTTGTGGTCGGACGCCAAGCCATGAGGAACTTGACGCCCTAGTTGACGAACAGGAAGCATGAAAGTAACACAAGGATCATGAAGATGTCAATCCCATCACTTTGCATAGAATATTCGGTCGAGATCTTCCTGGGACATTGGGATGTGTTCTCGCCTGTTTTGGTTTCGTGGTCGAGTTTCTCGTCCTGAGTAGGTTTCTTTGACGCTGAGAGCAGATTCTTTTCGTCGCATGGCTTTCTGGACACGAGGATCTTTTGCAGCTTCTTCCATGAGTTGCTTCATGCGTTTGAGTGCTTTGTCTGGGATGCCTTTTTGGGGTTCAGGAGCAGGAAGAGCTTTGGTGTCGGTGTTCCAGGTGTCTGCTGCTTTGGCACGTCTGTGAGTGTGGATGGCGTTTCGTATGTCGGCAATGGTAGGAAAGAACTGAGAGTTTTGGAGGTGGAGTTTGAAAGACTGCGCGATGTTGTGTGGTGACATGTCTTGGAGTTCGTTGAGCCAGAAGTTATATTCCAGTTCGGTTGTGGTGCCGTGTTTTGCAGTGTGAGTTTTGTAGTTGATCTCACAGGCTTTCAAGCCTTGGAGTAATGCTTCCTGCAGGTTGTGATTCTGTTCCATGAATCGATCTCCGTTTGGTGTCTAGGAAAGATTCTAGTGCTTTAGGAGCAGCAGAAGGTTGTTGGAATTGTTCGATAAGGTCTAGCTTGAGAAACCGTTCAGCGTGCTTTGTTGCTTGCTGTGCTTGTCGACACTGGATGAGGTAGTGTCTGGTTGCGATATTGATTTGCTCTGGAGTGAAATCGGAAGCGCAGATGATGTATTGGAGTGCAGCGTTTTTTCTGGAGCCTTCTGGGTCTGGAGAAGCTTTGGAATATTTAGTCCACCAATCTTGGAAATGAGGGTGTTCTTTGTAGGTTTTTTTCTTGGGTGATTTCGTAGGCTTTCGGACTTTAGGTAATACTACGCTAGTAGTATTACTATATATATTCTTGGTAGTGTCCAAATGTTGTTCACTTTGCTGTTCATCAATCTGGTACTCATTCCATTTAAGTATTGATATCACTCGATATTTGGACTTCGTTTGCTGTTCAATCATCTGTCCGGTCAAAAATGCCTTCAAAATGCGCTCAATTTTGCTCTCTGAGAGGCCGGTTTTTTGGGCTAATTTCTTGCGTGAAGTGAGGACTTGTCCAGGGTGAATTTCGACTGCAGAATCACCTCGGACTGAGACGTATTTGTTGTGGCTTGCCATGAGGAGAAGATGGACCCAGAGAGACAGAGATCCAGGGTTAGAGGCAAGGTCGTTGTCAAGAAGCTGACGGTGTATTTTTATCCAGCTCATGCAGCCTTTTTGTACTCCTTCCATTCAACGGTATTAAAAATTGCTCGATGGTTGCACCATCTGGTAAATCTCATCTGTCTTTTGTTTTTCTTGTTGAAAGGCATGACGTATGGGTCAGCTCCAAGACTCTTAATGGTCATAACACGATGGAGATCCTGTGCCTCGGTTGAGTTGTATCCAATGAGGACATAAAACTGCATTTGATATGGTTTGATGCCTGCTTCAACGCACCTTTTAAATCCTCTCATAATGGTCTTTTCATCCTCGATTTGGTCCCATGCAAAAGTCACTTGTTTGTACTTGCCAGATGAATTTGTGAAGTGGACACTTGCCAATGCTTGAGCCTGCTTTTCAGATATGATTCGGATATTTAATCCTTGCGAAAAATTAACTCGCAGATTCATGTCTTTAATCTCATCAATGCAATCTTTCCAATTTGGATTTCCGAAAAAGTCATTGTCTAAAAGCATGAGAAAATTGGATTTACTTTTGTTGGTGATTAGGTTGCTAATGGTGCTTTTAAAATGTGCCTTTCCTTCCTTGCGAGGCACGACACAAAAACCACATTTGAATCGGCAGCCTCTCATGGCAAATCCGATATTGTGTTCATAACCATAGAGATCATAATCGGGATTCATCTGATCAATTTCTGGAGGCAAAACCGTGGTCAGATCAATGCCAGTTCCACCAAGAATCATGTCTTCTTGGATGTAAGACTTGTCAGAGAAATCAAAGATGCTGCTGCAATAAACCTTGTCGTATGTTTCATGCAGGATAGGCAGATATAACTCTGTCTCATGGCCTTGCGCTTTATGCCATGCAGAGATCCGCATTAGCGCAAGGTTTGGGATCTTGGAATCAAGATCATAAAGACCGATTCGCATTTCTCCGTTTCTTTTTGTAGTTTAGTAATCCTTGGTTTTTCAGAATTTGTCTTTTCAGTTGTCTCCACGTTGCCATAACTTTCCTTTTTTTTATCCAGCTCATCAATCTGTGCAGAAGCAATCAATGGTGTCGCCAAAGTCGAATGCCATTTGTTTGTGAGCATTGGATTTGATCTTGGCGTAAGCAGGCCGATCTGATCTGAACAGACTTCCGGTTTGTTCTTCTGTTTCAATCCACCATGAAAAATATTGAGGATCTGAAAGAGCAATCTGTTCTAGGGATTTATAGCTTTTAAGATAGCAGCCGACGCAATTGCTGAGAATGTTGCCTCGCATTGGCAGATTTAAATCCAGCTCATGACCAGCCCAGAATTCCATAACGTCAAATCTGCTGTGATCTGCATCCGCCATTGGTAAAAAGACGTCTGGCTTTTTCCGCATATTAGTAACACGTCGAGGCTCATCTGCTCTTAATCCAATGCATTTATGATATTCAGGCCAATCGATGTACCAATTAAGTGTCTCAATTTTAAGATTTACAGTGCAGATTCTTGCAACTGGATTTGGCAGAAATTTTTTGTATTTAATTAACAAATCAAATGGTTCTCCGTTTCTACTAGCAGAGTCATAATTAACAACTTTGTGAGACGGTTTTTTTTCATCATTTAATGTGTATTCTAACCATGTAATATCGCACCAGTTCTCTTCAATTCGGTGAATAAATTCGTAGGTTTCATGATGTTCCAGGCCGGTGTTACTGAAGACCACTTTGATGTCGTCTGGCAGTTTATGATCGTGTGCCTGAAGGATATTCCAGAGCATGAATCCTGACGATCTACCTCCAGAAAAACTTATGACTGCTGGTCCTTCAATCTTGTATGGATTGTTCATCTTTTTCACGCAGCTTGAGGTCGTATTGGGCAAGCACTGACTTGATTTCGTTCAGTGTTTTCTGGCCCACATTCTTGGTTTTTAACAGTGATTTTTCTGAGTAACTACAGAGGTCTTTGAGGGTTTCAATTTTGTTTTTTTCTAAACAGTTGATAGTGCGAACAGTCCATTCCAT